CGGCGCGCATTGCGTTTAGAAGATCATTTCCTTCACTTGTATCACCGTACTGAGAATACACTGGAATATTAGAAGCCAGAAGATTACCTAAGTATCCTGCTGTCTCAGTCTCATAAACTGAATCATTGACGTAACCGTCGTTAATATGCCATACATCATTTCCCTCGGTGTATGATAGAGTTAGGAACGTATCCTCTGAAACGTTAAGCTCGCGGAGCTTGTTAATAAAATCACTCATTTTCTTCCTTTATAGTGTTGTTGTTGTGATAAGTTGAGGCATCTGTAACCCATGCCTCCCTGCGGTTGGTAGAGCTTACCTAGCGTTCTTAGTCTCTTGAACTTCAAGACGAAGCTCCTGAGCGAGAACCTTTACCTCTTGCATTACCTTGCGAACCCGGGTTCCAGCAGCGTTGTTTCCAGCGTCAAAGAACTTATCGTGATCATCACGGGCTTCCTCAAGAAGCGTAATCAACTGTTCAAGTCGATTCGTAGTAGTAGTCATAACTCTTCCTTTCTATAATAAGGCACCTGATAACCCTGTGCCTTCCTGTGGGATATTTGTTATAGAGAACCGAGTTCCTTGAACGCGGCTTCGACTGCATTGACCTCGGAGTCGCTTGTCTTGTTACCATACTTTGTGGTCTCGCTGCTAATAGCCTCGGGATCCTCAACTTGTGCGTTAACAAAGTTATCAAGCACTGCCTGAACATCATCAGTCGTCTTACGCTCAAAGAGCCCACCAAAGTCTGGAATGTTGTCCAGAAGGTCAGCGCACTTGTCCGGAGTTAGATCCTCGCAGAGAGCGGATGAACGTCGGCGGGGAACCAACTTTGTCTGCGGGAACTGTGCTCCCGGGGGCTTACCGTAAGTTAGAGTTAGGTCGGTGCCTGCCTCAGTGTCGGTAATATCACCATACTCAGGATTGAGCACAAGTGAAAGAAGGTTCTCGTAAGCAGTCTTACCATATCCCCAGATGCGGATGCCCAGGTCTTCCTGACACGAACCATTACTGGTGAGAAGAAACGCTGACGGACAAAGAGAGACTTCGCCATCTTCTTGGATTGGTCATCGTTGTTGTTTACGCCTTCACGCCAAAGCTGTGAAGCGAAGTCACATACAGGACAATCATCACCAAAGTTACGCTTCGGGCAAAGGAAGCCGCCCTTCTCAACATTGTAGTGGAACCACATCTCCTTAAAGGGATCTCCATCAGCAGTAGGAACAATGCGAATGTCTTGATCACCATCCTCCGGTCGCCAGAAAACAGAATCTCCACCTTTTCCCTCACCTCGTAAGGCTGCCAGCTTTGCTCGCATTTTATCTAAATTAATACCCATTTTTATTTCCTTTCGTGGGTTAAAGTACGATCAGCTAATATCCTGATCGCCTAGAAGTTCGTCAATGTATTGTACCACAGACGCATACCGAATGCAATAACAATATTTTTGTTCGTAGCTCGTTCTAAACACACCATACGACACATTTGCTCCCGTGTCAAGGCGTGATTTAACAAAGTTGTTAATCTTTCTGAAGAGCGTCCCGTCGTTTTTCAGGTCGTCATCTCCAATACCATAATAGTATACCACGTCCTTCGTATAAGTCAAGGGGTAAAACCATTTTTCTTCGTATTCGGTGTAATCGTCTCCCTCTAATGTAACTGCGCCGATCGTACAGATCCGAGACAGTTCTGACGGGGTGATAAAGTTGCCGATTACAGGCTCTGAGTGCTTGAATACATTCATCATATGAATAATGTTTACTATTGCCTGATTTAAAGTGTCGTAATACCCTATGATAGACATATCTCCAATGCTTCGTTCAATATAAGCATTGTTTACCATAATGATTTGCTCTATGGCGCCAGATCTAGCATATTCTTGTAAAACTGAACTAACGATTTTCTCTTGTTTCTTTTGTGTATCGGACATTATCGTTAGATCGCCCTCAATGTAAAGAACTGTGATTTTGTTGTTTTGTAGTTGCTCTAGCAACCGTAATGATCCGCCAGAGATCTTACCAGAGCCGGCGATAATAGCAAGCACATCTTCATTTTGAATGTTTAAGTTTAAAGCCGGGAACTTTTCATCATACTCTTCGTGAGACTTACATTCTAAGATTGTGATCCCAGCGTCTTCGGTTGTATCAATGGAATGTGTCTCATATTGAGGAAACTTTGAGAAAGCCTTCGCAATATTACAGCCTGCTTTTCCTAAACCAACAACAATCATTCTTTAACCCACTCCAAGACGATTCCCTTATCAAAGCCGCCATTGCGAGCAAACTTCGAAATGCGATGTGCGGCGATTTCTTGCTTTCTAATATTCAGTGTATCTGTGAGGAAAAACAGAATCTCCAAGATATCTCCGGCTTCTTCGGCGCAAGGATCCTCTACAAACTCTTGTGCTTCTTCTAAAAGCTTCTTTTTAGCAAATGAAATCAACTCTTCTTTATTACACTGATGAATTGAAAACTCTTTACCAGATTCCTTAATAACCTCTGGTATTTGATCTCTCACTAGTTTTTGGTGGTGTATGATCATAGTTTTAGTTCCTTCATTTCTCCAAGGTTTTTTCCTGCGGAGACGTTCACCGTGAAACAACCATACCGCGTTTGCCTGAACAAGTCAAGCATTTTTATTATTTCGAACTTATCTTCTTCGGCTAAATCAATGTAAACTGCGTCGTGAATAAGACACATTATGTTGCTTTTCTTATTCTCCAAGAACTTGAAGATCTTATATGCTTGTTCATGGACCATATCGATCGTAGTACTTTGAACGATGTAGTTTAAGGCACGATGATCGTCAACATTCTTCATTATTCTACCATAATCAGTCTTAATATTACATCCATCCCAATACTTATCTCGCACTGATTCTTTGTTGTATAGTTTCTCTAACTCTGTGTTTTTACTCGCAGAATAAAGCCAAGCAAACGTTTTTGTTTTGGCTTCATCACGAGTGAGCGTATTATTAAAGACTCTTTCAACGTTGAAGTCGTGAATATCGTTTTGAGGCTGCTCTTTTCCTGAGAGAGCCAAAAGAACACGAAGTTCAGCAGCATTGAAGTCTAACTCAAACAACCAATCATTTGTAGGCTTAATACAAGGACGAAATTCTTTGCCCATTGTAAGAATCGGGAAAGAGTTAGGCTTTGTTGATAAACGACCTGTTACAGTGCCCCAAGGATTGTAATCACACACCCAGTTAGACGATCGAAGCGTCTTATGAAAGTTCATTCCCTTTACAGACGACAAAAGATGCTTGATTGGCTGAATATCTACGTTCAAATGCCGAGAACTTATGTCTCCAAGCATTCTTACAAGATTAAACATATGATCGTAGTTTTCTGGCTTCTCAATGTTTTCCAGAACGTGCTTTGTGACTTGATTTTTTGCTTCGAGATACTGATACAGGAAATATTCCGGCAATACATCATAAAAGCAGTTATCTTTCAAAGAAAGGTTCGCAGTATTGAAGGCTTTGAGACACGATTTAAGCGTTTCTTTGATTTTCTCCCAGTCAGCCTTCATATGCTCGGGACAAACGTCTGTAATCGTCGCACCGTTGGCGTAAATACGTGCTATTTCGTATTTGCCTGAACCGAGATGTGCTGAATACTCCCAAGTGGAGCCTTGGGGTGGAAGTTCGGTTGTTGAGTTTATTTTATTTCTAGCAAAATAGCCGACGCAATCGCGATTTGCGTCAAGAACCTGAAAAAGCAAGATATCTCCCTAGTAAAGTTGCTGGGCTATGCTGCCCACTGTTGCTATCTTACCAGTTCTGACCTGATTGTCAAGGTCATTTAGAATATCCGGGTTTAGTAGGAGAGTAGTAAAGTCGTAAATGTAATCACGATAAATAAGGTTAATATAGTTGGCTGCGTTTCCTAATCCATCAAGACTTTTGTCTGGTCTTATAGAATAGATATTTGATAACTCTATCATTAGTTTTTTAGTAATCTGTAGAGGATTGCCTGACTCCGATGATCTTAAAAAGAGATACAGATCGAGTAGAATCTTGTCTGATAGAATGCTATCTACATTTGTTGGTGAAGATTGTCTAAACTTATTTACAACATCATGCTTATCACAGTTTGGCTTATACTTTATAACTTGATATAAAGGATTATTTTCAATATAGTTTGAATAAGCATTTATAGTTAACTGTTTTATATTATCAATATCTGTCATATATGTTTTAGAATAATATATGTCAAAGAAGTTTTCTTCTGTGATTATTTGATTTGTCTCTTCATCAAAATAAGATTCAATATAAGATAAGCACGCGTCTGAAAATAAATCTGCTGTCAATACCCAAGGAATGTTTTTATCTACAATAAAGCCAAACTTCTTTGCTGCTTTGGTGTAGAAATCAAAGTTTGGATCGTTAAGCCAGTTATCATACTTATACTCATCATTCTCTGCTGGTCCTAAATCGATTGCGACCGAGAGTCCCGAGTTGAATGTATTGGTGACTCCGGTTAAAAGATG